AACCATACCGCCATATTGAAATGTGGGTTCAATCATAACTATTCTTTTTAAATCATAGTTGATAAGCGTATTAAACTTTGTTATAAAATTACTTGGAATTTGGTGTTGTATATCAAAAACCGCCGTATATTGACTAGTGCATTTTGAAATACCCATACTGACACATTCATCAAGTGATGTTTCTGAATCAATAACTCGAATGATTCTAAATGGTATATCATATGGTTCTGTTAATTCTTGTACAACATCAAAAACTGCTTGGTATTTTATGTCATTATTTTTAATAACAATAAGTATTTTTTGTGGTTTAATCTGTCTTTGTTTTACACAAGAATTTATACGATGTGTTATATTTTTTAATACATCGCCATTACCATTAAAACTATATAATACTATGTCAACAGTAATTTGAATTTCTTTTTCTACAGTGGCGATTAAATTTTTTCCTATATGCATTTCTTTCCATTTTTCGCCACGACACGTATTACATATGCCATCAATAATATAGGATGTTTTATTTTCGTTTAGTGTGGCTTTACCGTTATCAATAAACTTATTCAATCTTCCTAATTCACATCCTGTTTGTGTTATAATAGGAAAACTTGTTTTATTAACGGCAAAAATACACGAACCACAGCTAGTTTTAAAATTTCGTACTTCTTCTTCTGGCATTATGGACGCTCCGCTATTACGATTACTTGATTATCGCCGATGTCAACAGATTTTACATCTATTTTAACAGCCTTTATAATGGCTAGTAAATATGTATATGAAAAACAACTACGGCCTCCATTACTGAACATTAAATTGTTGAGGTCTTGTTCATTGATAGTTGCTTTATTATATTTTCTTATTATATTATTTAAATCAGAAAAGATAAATGTTACTTTTCCATTATGTCGTAATTTTTTAGACAAATGTTGTATTACTGTTGGTATTTGAGAATATGGAATGAATCTTAAAATATCATTCAACACAATTTCTGTACATTCAGCGTCTTCACATACCTGATCCAAATTTCCCAAGTCTATAGGATGTTTGCTGACATCAATATTGACATATCCTTGTAGTGGTTGTTGGTTGACCATTATATATAGTTTCATTTAATTTTCCTTATTGCTGTAAAGGCATTGTGTGGGCTGGTTCTTCCTCGTACCCATCTGTCTAGATTGGTTTCTTTGTGATAGGCTAGTGGTTCTCTAACAGGAATATCAACTATTTCATATTCATATTCTTTACATAAGTATGTTACGGCTTCATCTATTCTAAAATCTTGTTCGGACGAATTTATTAATTGGTTCCAGTTTTTTATAGTGTAATCAAAACATTGATGTGTATACTGTTTATCATAACTCCACATTTTTGGAGACACGTCGTGAAAACCAACTATAGCGTTTTCAGCTAAAAAATACATAGCTGCTTCGAATTCTGCTAACACAGCAGAAAAAGAATGCCAGCCATCCAAAAACAGAAATCCTATTGAATTATGATTTTTTTCTAGAGCTTCTTTACTAGTCGTTTTATATCGCACAATTCTATCATTTAATTTTGCACGTTTAATATTAAGATCCATAATTGGCTTTGGGTTAGGATCTACTGATATAATATTACCTTCGCCTTCCAAAGATTCTTGCGCAAAGCCTAATAAAATAGTAGATCCACCACAAAATGATCCCACTTCCCACCAGTCTAAGTTTGGATTACATTGCAGCGCACACCATACTAAACACTCTTGTTCATTGGGCCACATTCCAATAGCATTTGGAAGACCGTGTGGTAAAATTCCAAGTTTGTCAAATTTGTCAATAATAGGTTGTGTTGTTGTCATAACACACTCCACATAACATTATTCCATTCATTAACAAAACGGTCAAGATTAAACATAGACTGAATTTTTTTGCGTGCCAAATGCCCCATAGCTAAGGCTTCGTTTGGATTATCTAGAAGATATTGACAACGCTCTTTAAACATTGTAGGTTTGTGTGGAGGACATAAGAATCCATCTACACCATCCTCAATAATGTCTGGTATCATACAAGTTGCAGCAGAAACACAAGCGCATCCGCAAGACATAGCCTCTAAAAGAGACATAGGAATTGGAGACGCCGTGCTAGTATTTAAAAATATAAGTGAGTTCTGATACATTTTTATCATAGTGTCTAGGTTAGGCGCTGGTTGCGATAATCCTGGAGTATCACCAATAGGATACATTGGAAGTTCTTTGTGAATAGCGTTCCAAATACTAAAACCTAAACACCAATCTCTATTAATATAATCATTGGCTACCGTAAGTATTCGAGGAATGCGTGGTTCATTTTTTATGGGTTGAAATAACTCAGTATCTATACCGTGTAAGATTATTTCGCCCCTATCATATCCCCACGATAATTTATTAAATTCTGAAATGTATATATGTTGAGTACACCAATTAAACATAGATCTTATATTATCTGGAATATTTTGACTATTCCAACCTGGGGCTGGCATTGTGTGAAAAATATTAATTACTGGTATATTTAATCCTAGTTTGTGCGCTAGTGGTATGTGAACAAATGGGTTGTGACTAATAACAAGATCTAATTTGTTAGAAATAAAAGTTGGAATTTCATCTCTAAAAATTGTGTAATTACTAGGAACTGGTGAATATTGTTCTTTCCAAGTTCTAGTACCATCAGTTATAATAGAATAAAAATTATGACCAGTTTTACATAAATTGGGTTCAAATCTTTCGTGAGAAACAAAAGTTAAAATATTTAATGGTTCATTTTTATTACGTTTTGCAGATCTTATAATAGAAGACATTGTGTTAGGCATTTAAACGCTCCTTCATAAAAGATCCCACATTTATATAACTATATTTTTTAGCCGTATTTCTAGCATTTTGTTGTAAAGCGCTAAAATTGCCTCTATTATTATATGCGTGTCTCATTTTATATTGTAGATCGGAAATAGATATATCAAATTCTAATTCACGTGCTGTACCAAATTCTGGAAAACTTTCATTTTCACCAAATATTGGTTCTAGTTTACCATTTACTAAAGCTCCATTAACGCCGTTGTCTATATAATCGTTTGGACCACCAACTTTACTAGCAATTACATACTTACCCATTCCCATAGCATCAAAAGCTGGCGCACACCAAGCCTCTCCAAAAGATGGGCATACAAAACTATGGCACGTAGCGTGCAGTCTTAATAATTCTTCACGACTTACATTGACGGTAATAATAATCTCATTTTTATATCTATTTAGATCATCGTATAATTTTAAATGTTCTTTAATTTTTTGCGTTAACTGATACACTTCTTTTGCTAAGTCATCAGAATTCATACTTGGATGATTCATTTTAAGTACCAACTCTACCGGTTCGCAAGGATCAAACTCAGTATGAAACGCTCTTAATAACGCACTAATATGTTTTCTTCTATTATATGTTCCGATAAAATAAAATACAAATTTGTTTTTAAGGCTTGGAATTTCTAATGGCACATATTCTTGATTGTATTCTTCAACATTACAAGCGTGTGGCATTAAATAACACGGTTTTCTTATACCTGGCATATCTAACATATGACTACACGGAACCCATATTTCGTCCATAATATTAAGATGGTCAACCCAACTTGTATGTTTAATATTAAAACTTTCAAACTCAAACATACCAATATTTTTATTAAAATGGCTATCGTATTTCATATGGTGTGGTAGTACGTGTTGTATAATTATATCACAATTTTTTGTATTGCCTTGTTCAAGTTGTAAAATGCGTTCTGGTACTTCTGCGTGTGCTAGTCCTAAATCAATAGATCGTGGTACTACATTTACACCAGCAGTATCTAGGGCAAGTATTTGATCACGGGTTACTTGACCCCAACCACTAGCTTCCCTATAATGACCTACGTATAATACGTGCATTATCTTTTCCTTCTATTAACGATTTAGATATACTCATACGTGCTTTATTATCGCTTTCTTCTGTTTTATACCATATTGCTGATGGTAAACGTTTGTAATGTATTATTTCAAATTCCGGTTCATTCTCTTCACTTATTTTAACTAATTCATTAAGCTCTTGTTTTTTGATATATGTGTAACTATTATCATATATATTATATGTATAACATTGATATCCACACAAGCGCATCCATTTGTCATAGAACCAGTTTTTTATTTTTATCCATTTTGAAGGCTTTCCCATCTTTTTTTCTCCCAATAATTTTTTCTTTTCGCTAACTCTGAAAAGTGCCTGACTGCTATATCTCGATTAAACTCAGTCCAGTGTGGCTTGTGAAACATCGGGCTGGCTGAATCATCATTAAAATACATACCAGACAATCCAGGCGCAGTCACGCCGTAATTTAAATCTCTTATTAATCGTGCTTCCATATAGCTATTAAAAAATCTTTGCTCGTGTAAAAAGGTAAAGATCAACCATCGTGCAAAATCTTTATTGTTTACATTTTTTGGATATTCATTTGGTATTTCTAAATATTGTGGTGGAGAATGCCACGCTTTTTCATATTTATCCACATCAACCTGATCAAAATAATTCATCCAGGTTTGTGCTGTTCTATCCCAATTATAATGTTTGTGATATGCTTGAAAAGTTTTTTGCGCTAATTCCAATCTTTTATTATAGTCAAGTTCAAAAAATTCTTTCAACATTTTTATAAAAGCATCGTTGTTGGGAATAGCTCTAAAACATCCAGTTTCTAATTCTAATGATAGTGCTGTTAATGGTATTGGTGATCCTTGTAATTTTCTTACTGCATCTGTCATTGCAGAATAATCTACAGACATAATTGGCACACCGCAAGCAGCAGCCTCTAATTGGGGCATACCAAACCCCTCACTGTTGGCATATTGTATATACAAATCATAGAGATTATAGATTTTAGACAATTCTTCATTTGTGGCACCGTCTTGTACGCTTACAAAAGCAGCGCTCATTTTACCACATCTAGGACAAGTGTATAATATATCGTGAAAGAAATCTGGAAACACATATTTACAATTTTTGCATTTGTAAGTAAAAGTTACTTTAGATGTAAGCCCATATCTTAATAATAGATCTGGTAATCTCCAGCCCATATCGGGATAACTAGTATGACAGTGTAGAATAATGTCGTCACGATTAGTTTCGTTTAGAAAAATACGAAACGACGCAAATAAATCTGGAAATAATTTGCGCCGTTGATTACGCATAGTGGTGCCTATTACTTGTACTTTTTCAAACCCCCACTCTTTTTTGATGGCTTGTTTATTAAGTGGTCGAAAAGCTGAGTCAGCAGCGGGAGACGCTGTACCAAGAGTTCTAATTTTACCACCACCTTCATAATCTAATACTTTTTTAGACCAATCTTGATATGTAAAAACTCCATCAGCATCAGAATATGTAGATAGCCATTCTTGATTTTGTGGAAAAGCATCTACTGTTGGCATAATAGCCCAATTATAATAAGAACGAAAAGGAGATCTGTATTCGTTACTACACATCCAAAAATCTCGTATATCCATTACTATATGTGGTTTAAAATCCAAACATATTTCTTCAAATCTCCATTCACCAAATTGATTACCAGGCTTAGAGTTGTATTCTTGAACCTGTTTTTCGTCGTCTTGGTCTGGTAAATTAGCGTAAACGGTCCAGGGTAGTTTTTGTATTCTTGGATCTGATCTGTGTATGTATACGGCGTGTTCCGCCAAAGTATATTTATTGGTGGCTTGTAGTCTATTTAAAATTTCTCTACCATAAGTAGCGTATCCTGTTTTCAACACACTACATTCATTACACCACAAAATTCTAGGTTTCATTATTATCCTTTAAAAAAGCTACCTGGGGCACCTAAGCACCCCAGATAGACATAATTAAATTAAAACGGTGCGACTTCTTCTTCAGTATTTTCTACTGTTTCTTTATTATTAGGTGACGATCCTCTTGGTAAAAGTGAGAATTCATCAACTCTAAAAATAATTCTGGAACGCTTATTTCCAGCATCGTCTTCCCAGCGATCTTGTCTGGGAGTAGCTCGTACTTCAAGTAAATCACCCTTTTTACAATAGGTGGCTATAACTTCAGCAGCCTTATCCCAAATAACAAAATCAAAAAAATGTGCAAATTTCTTGCGTTCGTCTCCAACTTTGCGATATTCATTTACCGCAAGGCTAAATTCACAAACACAAGTGTCATTTACAGCTTTCGTTTCTGGATCGCGTGTTAACCGACCCACACCAGTTACAGTCATCATAATTATAATCCTCCATTTTCAAAACATTGAACTATCTGACCATCAATTTCGCCTGTTGGTACGTTACCGTCAAGCACTTCCCGAAACTTAAAACACAATTTTGTTTCAAGTTGTTTTTCTTCTGATGTTTGTTCGACTTCTAGTATGTCAAACAACGTTTTTTTTGTTTGTTCTAAAACAATTAATTCTTTAGACATTCTTAATCTATTTGCGTGTAAAAAAATGTCGGTTAGCACCAATAATCTTATATTAAGGCTGTTTGTATCAATTATTTTAGTTTGAATATCGTCTTGTTTTTTAGTGTATAGTTCTATAACATATGGGTTACTATACAAAACATATGTTTTAACTATAGATTCTTGACCTAATAATACATTGTTTGGAAAAGTAACTATACATCCTGATGTATTTTTTATTGGTATAACTTGAACATAATAATTGTTTTGAACGTGAAAGTCACGTATATTCACTATATTTGTTGAATTCTATCTACTATAAAGGAGTCGGAGCGTTGCCTATCACGTGATCCAGTTAAACATACTGTTGCGCCCTTGATAAGAAACGGCTCGTTATTTTCTAAAACTTTTGGAAACACTATAATTGTATCAATCGAGCCAGTGTTATCTTCACCAGTAAGAAAGCACATTTTTTGTCCTTTCATTTTTCCCTTTTTTATTATATACTCTTTTGACTCAGTAATTTCAACACTAATTATCATTTTTCCATTTTTTCCTTGTAAAAATTCTTTACAAGTAGTGTCTGGTGTTGAGTTTGTATTACAAGTATCTAATTTTGTATAGGTAATTGGTACTCCAAGCAATTCTGTTTCTTTTGTTGCTATATAATATGGAGTATCTTTGAGAGAAAATGGTGCTTTTTTAGCATTTTTTAGTAAGTCTGCTATTTTTTGCTTTCTGGGTTGTGTAGTACGTGGTTTATTTTCAACCATGGCCTGTATGGCGTCAATCAAATCTTTTTCACCATAATTATCTTTGATCCAATCACGTTCTTTTTGTGTTAAACTCTTCCACGTTTCATACTCGTGTATCTTTTTAACACGGCTACCATCCATATAGTCTGTGGCACCACTAGCAACCATACCATTAATAGCAGTGGTGCTCACAGTATCAGAAAAATGAATTAGAAAATCACTCCATGTCCATTTGTCTATTGTCCGTCCAAGTAGGTTTTCAACATACTCGACGTTATTAATTATTTTAGTCACAAGTGATTCTCCAATTCCTTTAACGTCTCCTAATCCAAAATACACACAGTTATTATTTAAACTAAAATGTCCTATATTACCATTTTTTATTTGTTTTAGTGATGGTGGTTTAACATCTATATTAAAATATCTAGCATCGGATACTAGCAATTGCATTTCTTCTTGTGGGTCCATTTTTTCGTGACTATAATAAAGCCAGGAAGTATAAAAGTGAAATGGAAAATGGGCTTTTACATATGCTGACCAGTACCCCATTAATCCATAACTTATACCATGTGATTTGTTGAATGAATATCTTTGGCTTTCTTGAATCCAACCAAAAATTTCTTCAGCTTCTTCTTCAGTTACAATACCGCCCTTAACGCAGCCATCTATGAAGTCACCCTTGACTTTTGACATGATATCTGCCTTCTTTTTACCAATAGCCTTACGCAGAATATCAGCAGCTTGAAGATCAAACAGAGCTATTGCCTGGGCGATTTTCATTGATTGTTCTTGGTATGTAAGAACACCATATGTTTCTGATAGGATAGGCTCTAGGGCAGAATGAAAGTATTTGACTTCATCACCAGCATTCTTGCGGTCACAATAATGTTGAGTCATAGATTTGCCATCTACCACAGCCCGCAAGCATCCTGGCCTGATTAAGCTAATGAGAGCTGACATTTCAGTTAAATTATGTGGTGTTAGCGTTTTCGACCAATGGCGTCCCAAATTAGCTTCAAGTTGAAATACCCCCTTGGTTTGTCCAGATTGTATTAGCGCCCAAGTTGCTGGACAGTCTTCGGGTATATTTTCATAATCAATATATATTCCAGGTAGTCCATCATTATTTTTGATGTCGCAATTTGTGATATCAAATTCACATCCACAATCAAATCTATACTTCATCTATACCTCAAATATATTATTAATTCAGATATGTGCCATCCTATAAAAAACCACATCACATACCACATAAACCATAATTGTGTATCACTCATTGAAACCATACCTTGTGTTGCCAATATGGACCATGTTCTTCTGGTTTAAAAACATATTTATTTATACTATATTCTACAAATTCTTCCTTAATCTTACCACAAAAACAACATATTTGCTTATATATATTACCATTACCTTGTGGTATTATTTCCATTAAATGCCAACAGTGTTCACATTCAATATTCATTTAAACGACCCCTTAAATTTAACCTTTGGGCCATAATGACGATGTAATTTTAAAAACTTAATTAATATATCAGCCACATCTTTTGCGTCTTTATCTGCTTGGTGAGCACCCTCGGTTTTAATACCAAGATATTCACGCATTGCATCCATTCCGAGGCTTTTAATTTCAACATTATTTTCAAACCAAAACCACAAAATATCTCGAAGATCCAGATTTCCGGCAGGATAAAATAAAGTCTCCTCGTTGCGTTCGTCATCCCAGGGGCCAAAACCATAGGGTTCCATTTTTTTTATCAATTTTACCCCCTCTTCGTTTATTATACCCCCCGATAGCAGGTTGTCAAGCTCATTTTTTGCTTTTCTGAAATGCCCACCAGCAATTCTATCCAAAATTATATTATCATAACCACGTATGTTCATACCGGCTTTAACGGGAGCCCCCCATTTTCCTTTTTTATATGCATATTTATTAACATATTGTTGAAATTGATCCCATACTGTACGAATAGACGGAGCGTTTTCTAAATCCTCCATTTTAATACCAGTTTTGTTTAAAACTTCGTCATTTACAGGATCTAGCCCGAGTTTTTCACACCGTTCTACATCAAAAATAGGTTTAATAAAAGAACAAAAATAACTATTTGGATGTATTTCTAATTTTCTACCGTGAATACACACGGCTCCTAATTGAATAGGTTGACAACGATATGGATTGACTCCAGTGGTTTCAAAATCGTATACAATTATGTCCTGATAGTTCATCCTTTCATCGACCCCCTCTCCATATATAATGCTGTTATAATAGCTTCTAATTCTGGAATACCAAACCACCCATCTAATTTTACAGTATTGTCTCTATTATCAAATTTTACATATTGCTCGTGCTGTAAATCTAAATAGGTTGCGAGGTCTTGATTGGTCCAATTTTGTATGCCTAATTGTTTTAGCATTTTAGTTATCAATTCTTTACCATTCATTTCATTCTCCTAACTTTTCTCCTCAACTCCATAAATTTGTTGATTGCTGGTTCCATTTCGTCATAAATACAACTCCACGGATATTTAGAATCCTCAGAATGTACTTGGTATCTGCGGTTATCATAGATATGTGAGTGTCTAAAGTTGGTTAAATCACATAATGATAAGCGTCCATATTCAATATTCAATCCTTCATCCAAACACCATTTGTAGACCATCATTTTTTGTTGTTTAGTTAAACTCATAATTCCACCTTTCCAAATTGTAAAAGATTATTAACACCCATCAATTTATCTAAAAGATTGACACCAAGTATGTCAAATTTGACGTGTCCCATTGATTCTAAATCATTCATAGCCATACCAGCTATTTTTTCATCGCTGTTTTTGTCATTTATCATAGGACATACTTTGTCTAGTATATCTGAAGATAATACTACTCCAGCAGCGTGTTTTCCTTGACTTTTATACGTGCCTTCTAGTCGTATAGCTTGTGCAAAGAAATTGGCATAATCCCCATGTAAATTATCATTTTCGTCCATAGTACACCAGTCAGATATGCGTTTAGCATCGTGCTGTAAAGTCCATCTAATAATGGATGTTTCATCAGCAGCCTCCAATTGATCACTAATTTCAGCCTCTTGGGGTAGATTTTTGGTAATTATATTCATTTCTTCGTAGGAGCAGGCGTTGTGTACTCTCAAGACCTCCTTGAGAGCCCCCCTCCCCATCATACGTCCAAACGTAGCCATCTGACACACTCTGTCGCTGCCGTATTTATTTTTTAGGTACTCTATGACGTGCTTTCTTTTTTTAACAGGAAAATCGACATCAATATCGGGAAGTGATACTCGATCCTTAGTATTACGACCAGCATTATAAAATCTCTCGAAAATTAAACCATACTTAATAGGATCAATAGATGTTATACCTAGTAAATATGATGTCAAACTACCGGCTCCAGAGCCTCGTCCTGGCCCAATTAGCCACCCCTGATTCTTTCCCCAGTTAACATAGTCTTGTACAATTAGAAAATAACCAGCCAAACCAGCCTCTTCAATAACCTTCAACTCTTTTCTGATGCGCTCTTGATATTCCGGCACATTCCAATAATCTTTTTGTCTATTATACCATCCTTTAACACACAACTTTTTAAGATATTCAGTCTCACTCATACCACCACAATCAGGAAATTTAGGTAGTTTTGGAGGACCAGTAATATCATAGTCTTCACACATATTTGCTATTAATTCAGTATTACCAATTTCTTCCTCTGTACTACCACAATCTACCATTTCTTGTGTAGATGGTATGTGAAATTGGGATGAATTAAAGAAACAATCTAGACCAGACTGACCTGACTGTGCTTTTTTAAGTGTTGTTTTAAGTGCAGAACACAACAATACTTGATGATCGTGAACACGATCTTGAGAAGGGTAATGGGCATCGCAGGTTGCAACACACGGAGCGTTTGTTTTATTTGCTAATAAGCGTAGTGTGCCCATTAAATCTTTTGCTTCACTATTATTTTTACTATCAATAGACTGTATTTCAACAAAAAAGTTTTCTTTACCAAAAATATCTTGCATTATATAAATATAATTTTCTGCTTCGTTTGGAATATTTATAGCACGAAGATGTAATGTAGATCCCAAATGTCCACTAAAACTAATAAGATTATCGTCACATATTTCTTTCATCATTTCTAAATCAATACGTGGTTTATAGTAGAACCGATCCTTATCATTACTTGCTGATACTAATTGAATTAATTTTTGCCATCCCTTAAAATTTTTAGCTAATATAACTTGATGGCTTACAAGATTATCCTTATCTTTTAGTGTGGCGTCTAGTTCTGTTACATAAAATTCACAACCTATTATTGCTTTTACATTCTTTTTTTTACATTGTATCATAAAGTCGGCAGCGCCACTAATAGATCCGTGGTCTGTTATTGCGCAGGCTGGCATTTGAAGTTCAGCGCAACGCTCTGCGATTTGTTTTGGTTGGCTTAGTCCATCTAGTAGACTAAAATGGCTGTGTGTATGCAAAGAAATAAAATTCATATTAAAACTCAATTATTCTTTCTAAAATTATATCAACACTTTCTTTTGTATAATATGTTTCACCATTTATTACAGATATTTCTGTCATACCCTCTCGTTGTGGTATAATAGTTTTACTAATAGAAACAATAGATAGCACATTAATATATGTTTTTCCGGTTGGTGTGGTAATTGGTATAAATTTTACATTATTGTGCATATAACCATATTTTGCGCCGACACCAATTAAACAAAAACTTATAATAAGAATAAAACATATTGATTTAAAGTTCAAGACGCTTCTCCCGGTGCTTGATATGTACCAATTGAAAAACCTTTTTGTGTATATTTATTAGTAACTTCATCAATTCCCATTTTTTGTATTTGCTCGTGAATAAACCTGCACATATTATCTCCATTAGGCGCGACCATCTTGTAGTAGTCACATATTCGAGTACAGCGAAAATCACGTTGTGTAGCATCTTGCATTGCCGGAAGTTGGCAAGTGGCAATTTCTTGAAAACGCTGGCATAATCTATTCTCTACTTCTTTTATTATATCTTCGTCCATATGAACAGTAAATGGACCGCCATCACGTACAAAAAATATACTAACAATAATTTGTTTAACATTAGGATATAGTTTTTTAACAGCATAATAATACAACATTAATTGAAAATCGGTGCAAAGTTTCTCATATGTTTTTTCATCATTACTAGTTTTGCAAGCCCAGTCTTTTCGTTGCCCAGTCTTCCAGTCTACCACCTCTATTATACCACCCGGATGGGCGGTAATCAAGTCAATTGTTCCCTTAATTCCTAATTTTCCTGAAATTTCTTTTCCGGTTGGAAGAGTCCAGCGATAATTTGCCCACGGTTTGTCAATAATAAAATCAAAATGAGGCTCAGCCTCTACAATATTGCGTTTGCGTGGATCAAAAATGCCATCTTTATATTCTAAAGCCATCCACGTCCAGTTATAACAGTCTTTTTTATCTACTGGTTCCCAATTTTCTTTAGAATAATATGTATAAACACGCTCAAAAATTTCATCTACCATTTGTTTTCCATAATGGGTGGTTCCATATGGTATTTTAGCGTCGTGTTTATACTTATATTTGTTAATACGGGTTTTGTTTATAGCATCAACTTCAGTATTAGATAGTGGATATGGTTTAAGAAAGTCGTCGTAAAACCATTCTACTACACCAATATGTTCATCATCGTATTCAAAAAAATTTGGAATTGGACATTCTTTATTATAAATATATTGATCTTGTATTTCTTTTTTACAATTTGCCAGTATTTCCATAACCTTATGAACTATGGTTCCTTGTTCAGCTTTTTTAGCCGTACCTCTGGGTAAGCCAAGTACATAATTCATATAGTATTGCATTTGGCAAAAGTCCCAGTTATTATAACTACTCGATCTTATGTAACTAATTATCATAGTTGTTCCATTCTTCGTGCTTTTCAAACCACTCCCATTCATACATTTTATCTAGTATTAATTGATTTTTTTCTTTAATTGTTGCCTCGGCTGGAATAATAAGGTCAAAATTATTATGATGCATTTTATCTATCTCAGTCTCACTTTTATGTTTATCATTATCAACCTTTCTACACAATTTTACAATACGTGCATTTTTCTTTTTAGAAGCCATAACTTCACTGCGAAATCTACAATCGTCAATAACGGCAATTTCTGGTTGTTCCATTTCAATTCTTTTATAACAAGATTCTATCCAACACGGATCGTATATTTTACGACATACATTTGTACCAAAAAATTGCATCACATCTCTTACAGTCATAGCCTTATCATATTGGTTTAATGCTTTTAAATCAGATATAGTCTTGGAAGGCAGAAAAGAACCAAAATTTTTCCACTTTATATGCGTGGGCGTCATTTTGTCTTTGTCTGTACCATTCATTAGTTCGTCTGGTATACCAAATACTATAGATAAGACAGCCTTTAACATATCTGCAAAACTATATATTTTTATATGTGGATAAACGCAATCACTCAACCAGGTTTGTGTGTCATAATCATCTGTTTTAAGATCTAGTATGTGCCATCTTTCTATTTGATCTATTAAAGACGGATTTATCGGGGTGCTTATTACTAAATCACCATTTGTTTCGTCTATAGTAAATTTATTTGGTAAATAAGAAATACCCTTTCTTTGTAATTGTGTAATATAATATCCCAATACAAATTTTGCAGCGGTGCTTTTACCAGACTGTTTTCTTCCTGCCAGTACTAATATCTTTGTCATAATTTCTCCAAAATAGGTATAAAAGTTTTTTTAACTTGTTCTATTGTTAAACTTCCTGGATCGTGTGTTTCGTAATCTACTCTGATAACATTAAATAGATTTTTACATTGTTTATATATGCTATGAGCGCCTTTTTTGCCAGCCTCGTCCATATCAGTTGATACTATAACATTAATAGCGCCCGATAATTCTAAACCAATTCTTTGATCATTTGACAAGGACGCTTTTAAAATTGCTATGCTATTATATATACCAGCCTCCTCTAATCGCCATACATCTCCCGGCCCCTCTACTAATATAACAGTACCAGTTTTCATAATATATTGTTTAGCATTCCAATAGTTATATAAATAACCACTGGAATTAAACAGTGTAGAATTTTTCCATTTAACACATCTTAATTTTTCTTCTTTTGTAATTGGACATCTTACATTAGGATCGTGAAACAGCCTACACTTATCACATCTTTCGTATCTACTTCGACCAGAACATCCTACCATATATTGTCCATTATCGTCATAAAATGGTGTAACTACTCTATCAAAAAACGGTTTGTTTTTATTATGACAATATCCTATATCAAATTTTTCCAAAATTTCTCTACTGTATCCACGTTTTATATAATAAGCAGAAGGAATGGCAAGAAATTGTTTAACATTTTGTCGAGGTACAAATGTTGGCGGTTCTTGTTTTTTCTTTGTAATATACTTACACAATCTAACAAAATCTATACGATCTTGTTCGTCGGGCTGTGTTTCTTGTGGATTAATACCAACAAAATTAGCACACCATTCAACAGCCTGTGGGAATGTGTATTCTTTATCGTGTTTTACAGTTAGCAACGCCTGTGCAAATTGTAGTATACTAGCGCCGTTACTAGTACCATATTGTTCGTGACATTGTGCTGTATAGCACTTCCAGTTTCCTATATCTCTTTTTAAAATACTAGATCCTGTTGGATTTTCGCCATCGTGTATGGGACAGGCGAAAGATATGGTATGTTGACCATCCGTATAAGACACATCAAAATGGTCTAATAAATCAGTTACAGATTCTATCATTAGTTCTGAAATATGTTCCAAATCATACTGGGTCATTATCAACTTGTCCTTCTATAGTTTCAAACTCATTTCTACTGCGTTGTGTCTGGCGACGAATTTGACTAGCCAAACCAACTTCAGTTATTTTATTAATTGTGCGTTCAAAATTTATACATATATAGTCACCATCTTCTATACCACCGCCAAATCTGGTTTGACATACTTCAATTTTTCTATTACCACCATTCTCACCATCATCGGCGCGTTCAGCATCCTCTTTAGTAGCGAATTTGCTAAACGAATGACATATCCAGATCAACCTATCAGATTGACTTACTTCGTGTTGGCGATTTAATTGTACAAAGGCTAAACACGGGAAACCATATTCTTTAGAAAAATCAGTTAGTTTGGATATTTGATATCCCATCGCCTCATATTCTCTCAGGTTTTCAAGTTGAGCCCTGTCCATTAATTTAAAGTAATCATACACAACAACACACGGATTTGTATTACCATCGTCATCATATCCAACGTGTTTTACAATCCATCTACGAATAATGGCGAGCACTTCATCAAAAGATTTTCCTGCAATAGATTCATAATGTAACAAATTATTATTTTTTAATTCTTTAGCTGCTCTTATAATATTTTCACGTGCTATTGGATCGTCATCAAATTTTCCGGTTTCTACATCATTAAGTGGCACATTACTAATTGATGCAAGCGATCTTATTTTTTGATCTTCTCTACTCATTTCAGTATCTAAAAACAAGGCTGGTATTTTCAATTTGTTGGTGCAATGTAGTAACAATTCTTTACCAAGAGTCGTCTTCCCAACTTTGGGCCTTGCTGATATCAAATTTACACCACCGACTCTTAAGCCACCACCAATTGCAGCGTTATAAGACGGCCACGGAGTGGCGATTCCCATATGTTCTGTTCTGTTTGTGCGCAAATATTCAACAAATTCTTCAATATCTTCAAATAATATATGTGGACCTTTATCTTTAGCGTTGTTAAGTTCTAATATTAAATCAAAAATAGGATTTTCAGATCGTTGTATTATATCATCTATACTTTCGTTACCTGTAATTTCTTGTAAACTTTCAATGGCAACTTGGTGTTTTTGTATGGCGCATCTGGCAATGGCAAGTTTCTCTAATTTTACCGATAGTGATCTTATATTATTTTCTACTACAGGAAAAGTAAACAAAGAACCAATATATTCTATGTCTTTTCTGTTAGAAAATAGCCTATCATATCCTAACTCTTTAATAGAAATAAGAAGCAGTGCCTGATCTACTATATCTTTTTGGTTTAAAATGTGTTTTAAACAGGTAAAAAGCGCCTGATTGCTGGCTTGTGTAAAAGATTCATTTTTAATACCAACATCTTCTATTTCTATTAGTGCTTGTGATCCATATTGGCAGAGACTTGCAATTACGGCGCGTTCTACTCCGACGTTTGCAAGCATTATCTTCGGCTCCGTCTTCTAATACATTGACTACATAGATATCGCCCACGCGCACCGGCGTGAATAGGATGTACTTTTTCTTTTTTACTACAGTTTTCACACGTTACAGTAACAAAATTGGTGGGCTTTCTGGTTCTTGGGCTTACTTTAGTAATCTTTTTTAATTTCTCATTCAGAGGATCGTCACTATCTTCGCCGTCATCTATAAAGGTATTGTGTATTTTGTTTGGATCTACTGGCTCTCTTCTTCTTATTATACCATCTGGATTACCTTCGTCATCATAATGAATACGATCATTTCCAACATTTCTGATTTGTGTATAGAAAATATCTTCTTTATCTTTTTTGGGTTGTTGTTGTGGTTGGGGTTGTGCTTCATATTTTACTAGTTTTAACTTATGTTTCTTACATTCTGGACATTTTTTGCGTCCTTCTTTGTCAACAGGTATAGTATGACCACAGTTTTCACATACATATTCTGGTTGTCTTAATAGATCTAGTGGAAATTTTGGATTTTCACCACTAATAGAAGGTAAATTGTTTTCGAATTCTGGTATAGGTTCTGATGGGCTATATTGTTCAAGTAAGTCCATACCCATTTGTATTAAATCAGGATCATTTAACACTTTACCTTTGGCTATAAGATCCTTAGCGTTCTTTAACATATCTATCATATTCTATTCCTTATGCGCATAGCCCATTCTTTATTAGATTCGTGATACGGTAGTTGTACCAGATATATATCATTAATATCACACCATTCTATTTTTATACGATCACGAGCCTGGGCTTTAAAAAACTCAATTTTGTTATTAAAAAAATGAGTATTGAATTTGTAATGCTGCTCTCCTTGCACTTCTATCATTAATTTTCTTTGTGGGATAAAAAAGTCTGCGTATAATGGTCTTATTTGTCGTTCACATTTGCTACCCGGCAGAGTAAGTTCTTCACATATTGTATCATACGGAAACTGTTTTGTCAAGAAAATTCTAGCACGGGCGTGCAATTTTGAACAGTTTTCTTTTGCTTTATATTTTGTTACATTCCAACTATATTCTTTTTTATCCAGCCCAATTATTTTCATAACATAGATTCAATTTGTTGTTTAAGTAATTGTATTTTAGTTGAATCTTCTAATAAAAGATTTTGTAACTTGTCTTCGCCTTGACATTTATTATCACCAAATGTATACCAAGACCCTCCTTTTTCAATAATACCCATATCTAATCCAAGACTAATATATTCTTTTATATCATCAATACCATATCCGTATCTAAGGTAACTTTGAAATTTACCTCCGGGCTTAGTAAGGGCAGCGGTTTTTACTTGCCAATTTAAAATTTGACCAATTTGTTCTTTTTTAGTATTTTCCCATTTTTGAAATGATGTACAGCGTAATTTAGTATCACCTTGATATTGCATTTTTCTACCACCATCTTCAAATTGTGCTTCACCAAAACCAGAAGTATTAGCAATTAAATGTTGAATAATAATTACTAATGCTTTATTAACTGGTACTATGGGTGCCATACGGCGACAAAAAGTGGCCAATAATTTTGGCCCCTCATTTCTAGCTTGTGCTGTAATATCACTAGCAAATTCT